GCATCTGTGTCCTCCGAAGCTGTAGGACTATCTTTAACTTCGTCTTCGTTTTCTTCCTCAACTGGAGCTTGTTGAGTGGTAGTTTCGTCTACCGTTGTTTCAACTCCTTTTTTTTCGTCTGCCATATTTTAACAGAATACAAGGCGTTCTGCTCGCTCTTTATTTATAAGCCTTATTGGCTTTATTCTGGAGAGAGGCCGACGGAACTCTCCAGAGTAAAAACAAAAAAGCAAACCCGTGTGAGGTTCGCCTTTGTAAGGTTAGAACGAAAAAACTTTTTATTTGTACTTACATTTTACTATCTACAATAATATTTGTCAACTCTTAAAGTATATCTTGTGCATTTCTATCTTTCTAATTGATCCTTCGCTGTCTCTATGGATAACAATACTTCCATTTTTAAAAGTAAAAACTGAGTTCTCTAAAAAGATAGTAAAGTCATCTTGAAACTCTCTAAACTTCTTAAATAATTCTGCGTCTTCTGGTGTTAGTATTATACTTATTTCTTCCATTGTATCTTTGACAAGTTATCTAATTTATTCTCTAAAACATCTATTGTATACAAACAAGCTTTTCCGAATATCATATCATCTGTGCTTATACTTTTTTCATAAAGCATTTTGTTTGATACATTCTTCATATCCTTAACNAGTAATTGCCAAACATATGAACGCTTTATAGCATCTGCACCACTAATAATGTCATATGAATCTGTATCTGGAAGCATCTTNTNGTCTACAATAAANCNNTTTCCATTCCACNTTAATATGTCTTTCTCTGTAATTGNNTTGAATAAATGCTTTAAACACCAATTAAGAATGTTAAGCTTTAGGTTGTTCATTGTCGCTAAATATTACTTCTAATTCGTTAATTGTCTTTTTAGCTTTGTCTTGTGTTATNNTTCCATCAATNACTCTTGACATACCCTCTAATATCTTTGAAGCTTCAATAACAGGTAAATCATTNANANAAGATAANACNTTCTTNTAATCTTCTGTTTCATCTTTATCTGGTATCTGAACAAAGATACTCAAGTCTTTTACTTTCATCTTNTTCTTNTGNCTAAGAAAAGCACTATCTATTGTTCCACTTANGTTTTGTANNAACAACTCANNAAACCTAACGCTTCTNTTTCTTTTCTCTAATACANTTAANATGTCGTTTGCTTTTTTATTAGCAACTTTCATTAACTGCTTAATCTTTTTCTCTTTTTCAGATTTAATCTTTTCTTCTTTCTTAGCTTTTAATGCTTCGTCTAATTCTTTAATATTGGCCATTTTTTTATGTTTTTATGTTTATAACTTATTCTCTGCACCTAATAATTCACTAATAGGAGAGCTTTGCTGTCCTTGTTGTGTGCCGACCATACCAGGTGCTTGTTGTTGAGCTTGTTGTTGCTCTTGTTGCATTTCTTCTGGCTTCTTTACATATTTATCTACATCGTCTTTTGTAGTGTCGTAAGATCCTAGCAATAAATCTTTNTAAATTGCTTCTTGATTAGCCAATGGGTTTTGTACTGCTCTATCGTATTCCTCTAAGTTAAATGCTTTCTTAACTCTGTCTGAAGGTGGAACAATCATTTCAGGATATACTCTGAATAAGAACTTTGACCTTCTAAATAATGTAGGATTAACNTTGTAGATTTGTTTGTCTGANTCTAATCCGCCTTCTTCTTCTAGTATTCCATAGCTTTTATCTAATGCTTCGTCTTTAGTCATTTCATCGGGCATATCCATATCAAACTCAATATTTCTTGTCATTTTCTTGCCATTAACACTTCTATTATTAAGAGTAAACTTCTTAAACTTAAGCTTTCCACTCTTGCCTGTTATTTCATTAACTTCTCCTACTGTCATATATTGTAATATTGCATCAGCTCTCATTCTGCCCATTTCTTCTATTGCAAAGCCAATCATTTTACCGAATAAGCCCAACATTATTCTAGCATTTTCCTCTAGCTTACTAATCTCAAATGCTGTTTGTGAACCCCTAATAGACATACCTTGTTGTAATACATCCATTGAGCTTTCTGCTAAACTCTTTTCTACAATCTGAATTGTATTAAATCCAGCATTAAGATTGCTTCCAGTATCAATCTTTTCAAACTTCGTATCTGGTTCTGTAAATCTTGTAATCTTTCCTGGTGTTACTATTGAGCTGTTAATATCTTCATTACCAAATACAACTGAAGGTGGCATTATCTGTAAGAATGAGCCATCAATAACCATTTGGTATAATGTGTTAATTACTGATTGGTCTGGTCCTAGTTTAAATGCTAAAGACTTGTAATAAAAGAATCTATCGTTAATTGGTTCGTAGCCAAACTTAACAAATGGATATTTCTTGTCTTGTCTTGGATTAGGTTGTTCTGGATCTGTTACTATAATTCCATTTAAGAATACTAATCTTAAGTCTAATGCTCTGTTGTAATAAACCACTTCTTCTACTAATCTACCGTCTAAACTATCGTCTTGTACTTCATAGAACATTCCAGAGTTTTCACTGAATAGAGATTGAATGCCTGGCTTTACATATTCAAAGTTCTTGTTCTCCTTATACATAGCTTGAGCTGATGAATAGTTGAAATTTAAACGCTAAAGACTTGTAGTAGAAAAATCTATCATTGATTGGTTCGTANCCAAACTTAACAAATGGATATTTCTTGTCTTGTCTTGGATTAGGTTGTTCTGNATCTGTTACTATAATTCCATTTAAGAATACTAATCTTAANTCTAATGCTCTNTTGTAATAAACCACTTCTTCTACTAATCTGCCGTCTAAACTATCGTCTTGTACTTCATAGAACATTCCAGAGTTTTCACTAAATAGAGATTGAATGCCTGGCTTTACATATTCAAAGTTCTTNTTCTCNTTATACATTGCTTGAGCTGATGAATAGTTNATAGCTCTNCTTCTAATNATAAAAGGTTGTCTTTGAATNTTTGGTTCNTATATATCAGCAANAAAGATTTCATCTATTGGAATNATTGGATTTTTAAATCCTGAATATTCNTCATCTAATACATTTTTAGATTTCCATTTCTCTGCACTTATAATCTCNTTAATTGTTCTGTAATGTTCTGCATAGCAATCTTCAATAATTACTGCTGGATTTACACAAGCACTAATCACTGCATATACAAATGTCTTGTCGTATTCTGATTGATCATAACTCCATTCTAGTAAATCTCTCATTACTTGTGCTGCATCTTTATCTTCTTCATCGTTCTCGTTTTGTGCGAATACTTGAGGATAAATAATACTACCTGTAATATGAGCTGCAATAGATATAACCTTGTTTCTTGTGATTGGTCTTATTGCATTAGATTTCCAAGCAAATTCAGGATCATCTGAACCTGGCTCTTGATAGGAGTTCCAAGCCTTTTGGTCTTCATTTATTCTTTCTAATAATGATTTGTTGTTAAACTCAGTATAAGGTTTATTCCTTATTTCATTAGCCAAACTAAAATCACTTAAAACTAGCTTTGTTACTTCAACTTCTTTGTCTGTCGGCTTGAATGTACTTGCTGGAGATTTAACTTTACCGTCTTTAATCTCTAGCTTCAAATCAGTTATCATATTTTTTTAATTATCTTTTTAATTTGCTCCAATCAGGCGTATATTGTTTTACTGATTGGCTTGTCTTTGTATTCTCTAATACTTGTTGTAAATATGCCATTGCATCTATTCTATCGTCATGCTTTCCAAATGGAAATGTTAATAATTCGTTTTCATAATCTGTGTCTGTGTTCCTATGGTATATTATACCATTCTTATACATTGGTATCAATCCTCTTATTCTTGACTCTTTGCTACTAACTGCCTTTAATTCTACTACATCAAAGTAGGTTTGTCTTCTTCTTTGTTCTTCGTTAATGAAATACATTAAGCTCTTTTGGTATCCCACGCTTTCAATTCCTGCTTTTCTAAACTTAAATTTATACTTTTCTTTTAAATGAAAAAGATATTCTATCACTTGTGCTGGGTCTAATCTTCCAGTTGAATCTTCTAACTTGTATATCTCTGGCTTGTTTCTATTCTTTCCTATAACTTGAATTGATGTATTGTCTGCTTCTTTGCCTTCTGATATTGCTAAATCAACTAAAGCATAAACATCTAAATCTAATAATAAAATATCTTCATCTGTAAAATACTTAAACCATTCTCTCTTAAACTCTTGTGTGTCTGAATGAATTGGATTTTGTTGATAAAGAGCATTAAAATCATATCCCCCTATGTTCTGCTTAATGTTCATTAAGGCATCTAAATCATACTTTGCAGGCCATAATGCTTCTCCCTCTTTTCTATAATCTTCATCTTGTTCTGCTATTGCTGGAAAAGATATTACTTCCCAATGTTCCCCACCGTGTTCTTCATAATCTAATAATCTACCTGCTAAATCATCTAAATGCCACCTTGTCATTATAACTATAATCGCTCCATTCTTTTCAAGTCTTGTATATGCGGTTGAAGTGTACCAATCCCATACTTTCTTTCTAATTGTTTCTGATTCTGCTTCTTCTCTATTCTTTATTGGATCATCTATAATTAATACATTTGCACCCCTACCTGTTAATGGACCGCCAACTCCAACTGAAGTATAGCTACCTTTTTTGTTGGTTTTCCATTTCGCTTTATTCTGATCGTCTTGTTTTAATCTTGTTTCAAATATTTCTTTGTAAAGTTCATCGCTTACTACATCTCTTGTCTTGCTTCCAAAGTCTATTGCTAAGTCTGCTGAATATGATGCTGTAATAATTTCTTTGTCTGGATTTCTACCTAAATACCAAGCAGGAAAGTTAATACTTGCTAATTGTGATTTACCGTGTCTCGGAGGCATCTGAATAATCAATCTTTTAATCTCTCCTTTTTCTACTCTTTCAAGTGCGTTAGCTATTTTCTCGTGGTGAAAGCTTGGCTTGTAATTCTTATCTAAAATTATTGAAAAATCAATTAGACTATATCTCCCCGCTTGTATTATTTGTTTTTCTTCGTTTAATAAGTTCATCTACTTGCTCTTTAGTTAAAGTTTGTTTTATTTCTCCACTATGTTCTAATTCTTGTTTAACACTAAACTCATTCTTTCTTTTTCTTTCTAAAAACCATTGAGCGTCTTTAGGGTCATCTAATGCTTTTACTATTGTTTTGTCCTTTGTCTTTTAGTTATTTGGTCTTTTCTTTTAAGTTGCTTCCTTTTCGGTCAGTAAATTACTGGTATGTTCCCTACAATAAGCATATAGACTTTCCTTTGTATATGTCTGCATAAAAACAAGCTTCAGAGTCGCTTCCTCCTATTGCAAACACTTCTTCCAGTTTTCTTGATTGTTTCTTCTGTCATTACTGTTGGTCTTCCTACTTTTGCCATATTATTTCTTCACCATTTTTCTTAATCTTATTGTTTCCAGTGTAATCTACATATCTTTGAACGATTACATCAATGTATTTAGGGTCAAGTTCCATTCCATAACATATCCTATTTGTCTTTTCACAAGCGATTAGGGTTGATCCAGAGCCGAGAAATGGGTCTGTTACAATATCATTCTCTTTTGTCATTATTAAAATTGCTCTCGTTGGTAGTGCTACTGGATAACACGCTAAATGATTGTCTAATTGTGTATTATTTACTACTATCTCCCAGTAATTACTCAAATACTTTCCCGTGTTCCTATTAAAATATGCTTTTTTATCGTTCCTTAATAATCCCACCATTTCTATTTCTTTTGTCAATCCTGCTTCATCGTCATTATTTACCACTAAAATATCCTCATACTGTCTTGTCATCATTTCTTTACTCATTATTGGCAAGGCGTGTTTCTTATTCCAAACTATCAACTCTAAAAACTTTAATCCCGTTTCTTTGATAATTCTATAAAGTATTTCTATAAACTCCCATCTGCTTTTCTTATTATACGATATGTTCCAAAAAAGAAATCCAAACAGATATTCTTTCCAAACATTTATGGTATTTATATTGAAATCTATGTATTCTGCACTTTTCAAATTATCCTCATAAGTTTCATACATTCCTGCGTCCATATTGTAGGGCGGACTTGTAAAAAGTAATCTTGCCTTTGCCCCCCCCATTAACTTCTTTACATCATCGGGGTTAGTTGAGTCCCCACAATATACCACATTTCGTCCTAAAATCCACTGGTCACCCCTTTTTGCTCGTTGTGGTGCATTCTGGGGTATGATGTCGTCTCTTTCTTCGGCAGTTATAAGTAAATCCTTGCTAAATCCTGTTAAATCTAATAAATCATCGTCTAATCCTTTTAGCTCTGGAATAACCAAGTCCATATCCCAATCACTCTCATTTAGCTTGTTATCTGCCAATCTAAGAGCTTTTACTTCCTCTTCTGATAAGTTCTCCATCTTTAATGTTGGAACTTCTGTTAATCCAAGCTTCTTACTTGCTTCTAATCTACAATGACCAATAATGATTTCATTATTCTTGTCTATTACTAAAGGTTGAGCAAATCCAAATCTTTGAATGCTGTTAGCAACTTGATCAATCTGCTTCTGTGGATGCTTTTTAGCATTCTTACTATATGGCTTTATGTCTTGTATTTTAGTTTGGTTTATTTCCATTTCTTCGTTTATTACTTCTTCTTTTGGTTTCCAAATCTTTCTTTTAATGTTTTGATTTATTATTTTATTGTATGGAGATAACACATCAAATGAAGAGTCTAATTCTTTAATTGCATTGATAGCTTCTCTGTTTCCTCTGCTTGCAGATTCTTCTAAATAATCTCTATAGGTTTTAATATTCTTATCTGCTCTCTTGTTCATTTTTATTATACTATCTAGGATTATAATAGTCAATCAATGTTTATATACTTTTCTAATTTTTCAATAATTTCTTCATACCATTTTACTCCTCTATAAGATGATGGAGTATTGTGTGCTTTCTTGCTTAACTTATTATACCATTCTTCTCCTCTTTTAGTTTTAATCTCTATAATAATATCAGGATCACCTCTTGTATGTATTCCCATATGACAACCATTGCAAATAGGAATAGCATTATCTAAGTCATATCTTAAGTGTCCGTACTGGCCTTTAGGAAAAAAATGATGACAACAATATGCTGGTCTGCCACAAAAGCATTTATCTTTCCACATTTTTAATCCTGCTTGTTGCCATAATCCATCTGCTTTTGTTCTTAATCTCTTAAGTTTATTCATATTAAAAAAAATCAGACATAAAGTCTGCAATAATTAAAACTATTTTAAAGGCGACTACTATCCAAGCGATTCTGAATAGTCCAACAATTAAATCAATTAAGATTTTCATTTTTTAATTTTGTAATTATGTCTATATTATATATTATTATTTATTTTTTGGCAAGTTTTTTATAAAATAAATTCCATATTCACTCTCAATTTCTTTAGATATTTTTATTGCTTCTTCTAATGTCTTTCCTTTTCCAATTAAAGATCCTTCGTGTTCTGGACAAGAAGCACATTTATCTCTAACTTCAAATGTATCTTCGTTTATTTCTATGTAGTTATCCGATGACATCTTTATTTATTTAATTGGTTAATGGCTTCCCAAACAATTCTACTAAACTCAAATTTATTGCTTCCAATCTTATAGTTCATTGGATCAAGTTTAAAGTTTTTAATTGTATTATTTTCTCCCAACACTATAGTAATAGGATTATTAAATTTGTCCATTAAATCAAAGAATGCAAAAAGTAATTTTTGATATTTTCCATCTAACGTTTTATTGTTTAATACTATATCCATATCTCTTTATTTATTTAATTGGTTTTATTTATTATTGGCGATGAGCTTGTGGAGGGGCTAGATTTCACTAAGCACCAAGATTTCAGGTAGTATCCGCTTATTGTTTCGCATAATTATTAGATTACACTTGATACATTTTTATTTTTTCACCTTACTATCTTGTAGCCCTATCATCTAATAATGATAGCACCCCCACAAACTCACCTCCTTTGTTATTCTTTATTTATTTAATTGGTT